TAGACCTAGAATTGGCTTAATGCCCTTTGCTTTTGCAATACGGTGCAGTTCCCTATGCCCAGATAAAGTACCGTGGTCAGTGATGGCAATTGCTGGCATCCCTAACTCAACTGCACGGTCAACGTATTCTTCTGGAGTAGCCACACCATCAAATAATGAGAAGTGTGTATGGACATGTAAGCCTACGTAATTCATATTACCAATCTGCGTTGGTTGATGAAGTTACGGATGGGCCATCAAAGCCCAAATAGAACGCTTCTTGTTCTGCATATGGAATATTTTTAAGTGCTGACTCAAGTGGATAGGGCTTAATTTCTCCCCAAGCAAATGGCTCTTTGTCTGGTGCTGATGGAATAAGTGTGTAATTAGTTTCAGTTCCCTGACCATTACGCTTTAACTTCCACAGAACATTTGAAATGCTTCCAGTCTCCATAGCATATTCCTTGATTGTGTTGAATGATGATTGCTTGCTAATACCCATTGACCAGATTGCAACATACGGTGCTTCAATTCCATCGTCAACTAAAACATTGCAATAGAAGCGAAGGCGTCCACGCCATCCTGCTTTTGGATCTTTACGGTGCATTTCTTCTGCCCAGTCACGACCCTCTGACTCTATTGTGTCTACAGCCTTACGCTTGTAGTCTTTTGGATTTACGTGTTCCTTTACAACAAGTGCAAGTCCACGGTCATCATTATAGTTTGCTGAATCTTCATCAAGTTCTTCAACAAATCGAATCTTGACTGATTGGCCATCTGCAAGTTTTAGCCACTTAACTTTTGGTCCATCGTTTTCGTACTTTGGTCTGTCGAGCAGGGCATTAATGTTTTTGAGTCCCTTTACTACGCTCATATTATTTCTCCTTTGTTTGTTATATTAGTTTAGCATAAGTGATATAGATTTGTCAAACTGGAACTCTAAGTTCTTAAGTTCCTCATCTGGCATGTCTCCAATATCCTTATACTCATTGTTTAGTTTAATAACAGAAACACGAGATCCAAGTTTTTCAATTATCCTGTCTTTCATGTTTCCTCCTGCTTCATCATTATCAGCAATAACAATAATGTTATTGAAATACTTTTGAAGCAATCCTGTTTGTATGTTTGATACGTTTGCACCCAAAGTTGCAACGGCTGGAAGACCTACCTGGTCAAGCCTTATTGCATCAAAAGATGACTCTACTACATAAACTCTATCAGATTTCTTTACTCTATGCAAATTAAATAATGTTTTACTTTTTGGAAGTCCTGGAGTGTTCTTAAAATCTTTTCCTTCAACAGACCTACCAACAAATCCAATTGCAATTCCGTCTGGGCTGTGGACTGGAACGGTAACCATATCTTGCTTATCAGAATAACCAAGTGAGAACTTTGCCCAAGACTGCATCTCTATGTGCCTTGATCTAAAATAATTTTTTGGTCTGTCTAGTGACACTAAATTGTTATAGAGTCTTTTTAATATCTCTATGTCAAATTGTTTAAACTCTTCTTCAATTATAAGACTTTTATTAATATCATCAACAAGATTACTTAACTTTTCTTTTGACTTAATATATCTTGCTGATTCAAAATAAGTTCTTCCCGAGGTATGCATTATTAGTTCAATGAGGTCTGCTGTTTTCTGACAAGAAAAACAAAAGAATAAACCGTTTGACTTATGTACTTCTCCTGCTGGGGTTCTATGGTTATTGTGAAATGGACAAAAGACTATGTAGTTATCTGATAAATCAGATTCAATATCTATACCCGATCCTGTAAGGACTCTTTTAACTTGATCTGCGGTATAAAGATTGGATTCGTTCCGTCTATTCCTGCTATCCATTCGCTTTTCCTTTTCCCTGCGTAAACTGCCTGTATTGATAATTCAAATTCGTAAAAGTTCTTTTTATCATTATATCGTATTGTGAAGTCTGGGTCAAGGTCAAGCCTTGGCACATACCCGCTTAGTTTCATTTCTGAGACTAACAATCTTATGTATTCTATTTTGAGCCTGCCGATCATGGAATCATCGTGAATGACCCCATCAAGATAAAACCTTTTTATGGGTTTATGATGATAGAACGTAGGTGGCAAGATCTCCTTATTTTCTGACATATCATATTATAACTGCTTATCTTCAAAGTCTTTGTATCTATAGTATCCCTTGTCAAAATCACATTGTACAAGGAAGTCTCCCATGAATCCATTACGGTTCTTTCTAAAAGCGCATTCAATAATATCACTATTAGTTGCACGACCCATAGCCAAGACCCAATCAGCATCGTAGGCAATCTGTCTAGACCATGCGGTTTGGCCCAGGGTAGGGACTGAAGAAAGATCATTAACATCATCAGGTGTAGCAGAGGAGATGGCAATGATAGGAACCTCTTCGCCAATAGCCATTAGTTTAAGTTCTCTTGAAAGGTTCTTCATTCGTACCGTTTCATTCTCTGACTTCTGATTAGGAGCCATCAACTGAAGGTAATCAACGATCACAAAGTCTGGGTTGTATTGATCAATCTTTCCACGAAGGACTGAGGGGTTAATCTCTCCACCTTGGTCGTTTGAAATAATGTGGAACTCTGGCTTACCTTGAAGATACTTAGCATGCCAATCCTTTAGCATATCAATTTCAATTTCACCATTACTGATTTTCCTATGTGACCATCTACCCTCACCCATAATAGTAAAGACACGGTTACGAACTTCTGTCTCAGACATTTCAAGGCTTATGACCAGTGGGCTACGACCCTGTTTCCAGGCCTGTACAGCGAAGTAGAGAGCCAACCACGACTTTCCGATACCTGGGTATGCCAAGAAGACTCCTAACTGCCCAGGCATGATTCCTGATGGCAAGTAATTGTCAAATCCTGGCAAACCAGTCTTGATGCCAACATGACCGAGTTCTTGCTGCTTCTTTACATTTTCAAAGTAAGCGACGGCAGACTCCAGATCAGTGACATCAATATCACGAATTGCAGATGTATTCTTTTTTAATTCTGAGGTTTTTGTAATAAGGTCATTAAGTGCGACAACGCCCTGATTATTTTGAACATTTGCTGCTGCGGACCTAATAATATCTTTTAGGCTATCATTTAAATATTCTCCCTGAAGTTCTTCAAGGTGGTGCTTTGTCGCTCCTACATTTGCTATTGGTTCAAAGTCTCTAAATTTTTCTGTAACTAATTCTGATGGAGGAAGACTTGCATTGACCTCAAAGTATAAACGAATAAACTCCCAGATATCTCCGTGGGTTCTTAATAGGTTGTTAACATTGGCTTGAAGAAGAACATGCATCTGCTTATCTTTAAGCACTGCTGTAATAAGTTTTGACTCTGTATTATTCACTTAGCCACTCCTTTGCCATTCTTCTACGCTCTACTCTTTCTAAACTATCTTTTATATTATCTCTTTGTGCCTTTAATATTTTTTCTGCGTTGTATGCAAAGTAGTTCCAAGAAGGATTCTCTGCAACTGAAAAGTAATACTCAAGTATATCGTAACACCCTGGCAATGTATATGATTCAACAAGAGCATCAGATGCCCATTGCTCTACATTTAAGTTAAGGGATGGCTTCGATTCGTACCTTGCGGTATGATACTTGCTGTATCTTGAAAGCAAAGCCATACGGTCTTTGCGTTCTACCATTATCCTTCGGCAGCCTCTTCTTGTGCTTCCCTAATTTTGTCTGTAAGTTTATCTTCAACAAACTTGTAGACACGCTCAAAAGCCTGGTCTGGGGTTTCTCCATTACGTCTTGAATCAACAATGCCAAGATCAAGTCTTAGTGATTGAAAGTTGCCAAGGTTAAGCGTGTATCCAAGTGTTACAGATACTTTTGTATCTTCGTTTTCCATTTTATACCCTTCGTTAAATAGATTCGTTCCAGATTGGAATAAATCGTCCATCTTCAGTTCTTCTATAAGTAAGTATACCATCGCCCATTCTTCGTGTCAACTCTTGTTTGCTAGGCGTAATATCATTAGTAATTAATTTATCTTTTCTTGGTCGACCAATATGATATGAAGCAAGTATATCACGTATCTCTTTTACCTGCAATTCTGAATAATAAGATCTTACCTGAAACCCTCTTGCTCCACCCTTTTGAGATCCCGTTGGAAATGGAATGACTCCTCGTTTCATTAATGATGGCATGTATTTTTTATGACGATTAACTAAATCAGCAGTCTGACCTACCGTATATGCTCGCTCTCTTTTATTTCTAAAATCACTAATTAAACAACTTTCAATTTGATCCTTTATAATATTATAAACAGACATTATTCCGTTAGAGTGGTTGTAGTGATGTATTCTAACAAGGTCTCCATTAAGAAACCAAACCTTCTTGTTACCTGGTATTACAGGTGACTCATTGTATTTTTCGCTCTCAATAGTTCCCTTTTTAGTAACCATCGTCCCTCCGAAGTTTGATTAGGTGGATGAAAAAATTTTCTCGATCCACAAAGAATACAGAACAGTTCTAGATTATTTATTTCTGTGTACTGTCGATCTACAAGCATTCTTCCATTGCACTTTACACATTTAATCACGAACTAGGTTTTCCAACCGCTATTATATTAATTCCTATTGAAGTCTCTCCTCCAACATTAAACTTTACAAATCCTTCAACTTTTGATGTTGTTATACTAGTAATTGTAACTGTTACATCTTTTCCTGAATCCGTGATTTTGCTGTTATATGCTGTGGCTGTTACAATTGGAGGGTAAAAAAATTGTTGGTTAAAGTTGTGAGACCAGTTTAATGAAGTTCCTGCAGTTTGAAGTGATGATGGTGACACTGTTGTAAAAGCCGCTTCAACCTGTGCCTCAGAAGTTTTCATTGATTGTGGACCTTCTGGTCCTTGGGTATATACTCCGACGCGACCTACTCTGGAATCGCTGCCTAACAGAGTATATAAATCATTAATAGATTTAACAATGTCATATATGTAGGTTACGTCTAAAGGTTGTCCACGTTCTGGAACAGGTACTATTGCCATACTCTAATTATACCAGACCAAACAGGCCAGAATCATAAACTTTAAGATACTCTGCAAGTTGTGGACTTGTAGAAGATATCTGGACAATTACCCTTACAGATTGTGTTCCATTTTTTAAAAAAGAATAACTCTTTGAGCCAGTTGAATCTAAATATGTTGGAGTTGCTCCATCAAAGCCCACAAAGATATCATATGTTATTTGTATTGATGCCTGGCCAGTTGTCCAATTTACCAAGATAGTATTACCAACTTTATTTATGTCACCTGGTCCAATAACTACAACATCAGATCCAGCAATAAATATTTTTGAGTAAGCAGACTTTCTATTTTTATCTTCTGATACAATTCTAAATCTAACAACTCTCGAATTTGAAGAAGTTACTTTTCCAAGAAATTCTTTTTTGATAACAACATTTTTAATTCCTTTATCTGCCACGGCTAAACCCCCACGGAGAATCTAAATTCAATATAGTTTGTTGTGTTTGGTGCCTTTACAATTGGCTTTGATCCAACAGTTCTTATTACAGAGTAGCCTGTAAGTCCGTACAGAGAGTTTGTAGATGTAATGTTTTCTAGTCTTAATCCATCCAAACAAACATAGAATAAGTCTGATGGCACTCCTGCTTCGGTTACACAAGAATATATCTTTGCTACAGTAACTTCTCTCCAGTCAAAGTTGTCCGTTTTGTTTAAATCTTTTAGTGCTTTGGCTACAACTAAATATCTATTTGTTGAAAGATTTCTGTTGTCTGGTGAAGTTCCAGCAGTGTAATCAAGGTCATCAATGTCTACCTCAAACCTGGCATACTCTTGAGGAATATCTGATCCTGTGTAAGAAAATTCTAACATAATCTTAACATTATCTGGAACTGTACTTGGGCTAGGATTTTTGCTTACAACAGAAAATGCTAACCTCAGTTCATCAAGTGGACTATTTTTTGTAAAATCTACAGTTGTTTCGTTAAGCCTAATATATTTTGATCCAGCACCTATGTCTAATTTCCCTGAAACATTTCTTGTTAGTGTAGAATCGTTTCCAACCACGGCAATTATATTATTTAAAAACCTACACCTTTCATTTCTTGCTATTCTATTTGAATTTGTAAAAATTCTATTGTCTGCATTAGTTAAAAAAACGTTTGAAGTTTGGTTTATAACTCCATTGTCGGAGTCTCCATCTAATGGCTCAGGAACAGATGGTATTGAAATAGCAGAAGATCCAAAAGGTTGGTATAACCAATTGTCTGTGTCAGCAAAAGAATAAACATTTCTACTATCAAAAGATGCAGCAACTGGGTTTGATGCAGCAGAAAAAATTCCAACCTCTGTTATTTCATATCTTTCTTCTGTTGGTAGTTCTGCTGTTAAGACTACCTTGTCTATCCCGTCCTCATTTACAAAACCTCTGGAAACAATAGGGACACGAAACATCTCAAAGTCTAAAGAGTTCTTTAGGCTATAGTCGCCAAAGGTACCACCAGAAGCCAGCGGTGGTGCCCCACAGCCCACAGCAATGTGGGAGGCATATGATTGGGTCTGTCCAACAAGATACTTGGCTAAAAGATTTTTACCTATATTAGTTATCATTAATTTCCTCCACCATATATTGTATCACTAAAAACATCTCCACTATTTAATACCTGAACCTCTAACTGCTCATCTTGCATAGTGTTAATTAGATTAATAACCAAGTCCCCTGTTATTGGATCAATGTATACAGGCTTACAGTTTGGTACCTTTGCTCTTTTGGTTAGGTCTGGATCTGTTCCAACTAAGTCATAACCAGTACCGCATTCAGGAAGCCTATCAAAAATAGAGAAAGACAAAGATTTAAAATAAGAATCAGATAACTGAAGCCTTACAATGTTGTTTGGGTTGTATTGTAAATATAGATCTGTTAGATTTTTAATTGGAGAATAATTAACATTTTGTCCATTTACCAAATCGTGTCTTGATATTGTTGCTAGTTCATAGCCACCGATATCTTCAAATATTAAATCTGTCATTGTTTCAATAGTTAGAACTTCATCTCCAAAAATAATTAAATCTGGGGTTGCAATTTTTACTGAAGTGCTATCTATTTTTACCGTGGCTTCTGGTAGTGCTGCTGCTGAGTCAGTAGAAATCCCTGTGCTAATTTTTTCTGTCATTATACTACCTCACTTAAAAACAATGTCATGTCTGGTCCGTTTGAACTTCTTGAAAAATCAATATTATAGACTACAAATCTATTTTGTGGGTTTGAAGCCATACTTATATTATTTTCTACATAGTCTAAAGTAACTATGTCTCCAAGTTGAATCGTTGGAATTGAGAATATTTTAACTCCTAAAGACTTTCTAGGCTTTGATGTTTTTTCAACTATCCACTTCATAAGTCCTACCGCTTCATCTTGTGACTGAATATACTGAGTGTCTAAAGAAAAATCTTTTTTACCGTATGTCATTCTGCTAAGTTTAATATCTTGATAGTCTTGTTTAAATTTAAAAGGATTAGAAATTAATTTGTCTGACACAAACTGTGGATTTGACTCAAGACTGTTTTTATTAAAATATTCGTCAACTGTAAGTTTGTTTCTAGATTGCTGTGTAAAATTAATACAATGAATTCTTAAATAGTTTCCGCTAGTCTCGTCAAGGTT